TTCTTTTGACAACAAGTAACTGCTGATGAAACGGGATGTTCTTCCGTTGCCGTCATAGAAAGGATGAATGTAACCAAAGAGGTAATGAAAAATTGATATTCTGAAAACACACTCAATGCTTTTGTCATTAAGTATTGCCAACGCTTTATTCATACACTCTATGATTTTTCCTTCGGGATTAACTCCTCTGTGAAGTTCTTTTTGCGTTGCACTGAGGACGCTTGTTGAATCTTTTCTGAAGATTTTACCGTCAGGCAAATCAGACGGGTTATCTTCTTCGATTTCAAAATATACTAAATCATTGTACAGGTTGCGGATATCTTCGCAGGTGTCAAAGGACATAGTTTCATTTTTTTGCAACATAAGATATTTTTGCACAAGCCCCATAAAACGCTTCCCATGGCTCTTTGTTTCCAGTTCTGACAAGACACTGTTAATTTCTCTTCTTGAGCTGTAAACACCTTCAATATCATTTGTCTTTACAATTTCATCAACCAAACATCTGATAGCGAAATGGTCAATTGCTTTTTCGGGTAATGAATCCCTTAAAGCTTTGATTTGCTTATCGGTTTTATAAATGTCACGAATTTTCGTAATAAATTCGGGTATCATCACAAAAAAAGCAGGGTTATCGTGTATCAGAAAATCTAAGTGTACTGCGTATTCGCTTTTATACCTTTCGTTGTAAATTTTTTCATAATTTTCTTTGTCAGAATAAAACAGCTTATCTAAAGATTTATACCCCAAATGTATCACCTCTCCAATAAGTATTATATGCCGTAATTTAACAATTATACGCATATATCAGAAAAGCAATTCGTAAAAATAGGCTGTTTTTACGAATTGAATATAATTATACACCGACAAATTTACAAAATCAATATATTTTTACAAATTTAACTGTTACAGTAAAACAGCTTTTCTCACTGTAACGATTTACTGACTTCTTTTACAAGACCGAGGATTTGAACACGGGTGACGTCGTTATTTTTGAACACTCGTGGGGGATAGTAGGGGTTGACTGAATGCAACTCAACGGTGTTATCGTTGTAAAGGATCTTTTTAACAACAGCCTCTTCATCGTCAACGAGGACTGCGGCAATCTGACCGCTGTCAACGGAAGTTTGCTTTTTAATAAGAATTTTACTGCCGTCATCAATCAGAGGGCTCATAGAATCACCGTGAACATTTATCCATATATATTTATCCTGTTCTGAGGGGCAAGTGATGTATGTAGGCATATAGTCAACAGGCACATCCTGAGCTATCACTCCGAACCCTGCCGAAATGCTGTCATATACCGGTCGCATAAATACATTTGTTTGCGGAAGGGGGGTTGCTTGGTCTTCTTCTTCTTTAAATTCACCAGTAATAAAAGAAACAGGGTTCATTTTTAAGACTTTGGCTAATAAAGCTATTTTATCTCTTCTCATATTAGATATATAACCGTCTTCCCATTTTTTGACGGTACTCTTGCCGACACCAACTGCTTGCCCTACCTGTTCAAGAGTTAGTTTTAATTCAGTTCTTCTTTGGTTAATCATTTTTCCTATATCCATTTTTGTCTCTCCTTATAAGAGGTCTGTAACTATATTTTAACACAAAGTTTCAAAAAAGCAACTACTAAACCGAAAAAATATAAAAAAGTTTCCTAAAGTGGTTGACAAAGGACTGAAAGCAGTATATAATTTAAGTGTCCTAAAGGAAACGAGGTGATAGAAAGTGAATACAAGTGATCTTAAAGCTGAAATTGCAAGAAACAATTTTACAATTCCAAAACTTGCTGAAAAAATGGGAATTGATAAAAAGACACTTTATACAAGGATAAATGGTGTCACTTGTTTCAAGCAGGAAGAAATCGCACAGCTTGCAAAAATTCTCGGACTTAATTCAGATAAGATTATGTCTATTTTTTTTGCTGATGTAGTTTCTTAAAGGAAACTGCAACCCAACCAAAACTAAGGGGGTGAGAAAATGGGATTTTTTAATAATTTATTCAACATAGAAAAAACACCAACAGTCAACAAGACTGTCAGTGCACCTTATGTTCCGCCTTATCCTTTAGAAAAAGATTTTTATACTTTTGATAAGGTAGAGTGGAGCGGAGCGTTACCACCTCATTCAATGACACTTTCTTTTGTACTTCCTTATTCCGATTGGTGCGAATTTGAAAAGTCAGACCTTTATCGAGATTTGGAGAATTATCTTCAGGAATTACAAAAACGAGGTAACCCGAATGAGAATGTAGGCACTCAAGATTGATAGGCAGATGTTCATTGTATGTCGGAACATACTCATCAACACCTTTTGCCTTGTGATGATAAGAATTAACTTCGTGGGTGTTGTAATCTTCGGTGTACTCTATGCCGTTCAGAACTAATTGAATGTCGGTAACAGAAATAGGCAGTTGCGATTTATTGTTAAGTTTATAATGAATGAAAAGTCTTTTCTTTCCCTGCACGCCTAATTTGTATGCGTATTCAAGCATTGTGATTTCCAAATTCACTTTGTGCGAAACAAAATAGTTAATCAGGTTTATTAAAGATATTAAAAAGCCTGCAATGCCTAAAATACCACTAATTATTACCCACATATAATCAGCTCCTTTGCTCGATTATAACATTCGCAAAAGATATTTGCAACACAATCAATAATACCACAATCACAGTCCCATTAAACGGACTTAGCTGAAAAGAGGTGAAGAAAGACGGAAGTAATAATAATTTTAGGACTGCTAATGCTTTGCACAGCTTTTGCTTCAGCAGTATTAGCAATAAAAATAGTAGCCGCCCATTTGTATAAAACAATAGACAGCTACCTTGATAAGCACGACGCTCAAATTATGGATCTGATTAAGTGGGCAAAGGAGAATGAAAATTGAACAAGTTTTTAATGTTTGTAGTGTTTATTCTCAACGCAATTATCTTACTTCTGCTGATTACAGCAATGCTTATCAAAGCAGAGGTTATCCTTTAAGAAAGAAGTATTCAAATAATGCAATCAAAATTGCTGATAATAGTGAAATTGCAATAAATGGCATTGAATATTTAGTAATTCCTAATATCAAAACTTTTATGTTTCGTGTTTTGTATGTATACATCTTTTTATCTAACGGTCTTAAAGGAATTCCTAAAGCAGAACAACAATCGTCATATTCTTTGTCGACTAATTTTGAAATGCTTTGAAAGTTAATTTTATCTAATGGAAGAGAAAATACATAGCTGAGTTTTCCACCTGCGATAAGTTTATTATCGGCAATAATATCTTCGCATTTTTCAACGGCTTGTTTAATTTCAGAAGTAATTTCCTTTTTGTACAAATGTTCTTCAAGCAGGTTGAATATGGGGAAAATCACTAATTCATATCGTTCTTTCAGATAGGTTTTGTTCTGTTCCTTTTTAAATAATATCCAAGACAGAACCAAAGTGCATAAGGTTGAAACTGCGGATATTATTAAAGTCAACCACGATAAAATATCATTCATATTTATGCCTCCTTTCATAGTTAATCATAACATTTAAGGTCGTGTAAAGCAATAAAATATCGAAAAGCAGGTGAGAAAATGGCAAAACTTAAACTTATTGACACAAAGGACAAGTTCCTTCTTGAAATTGACGGAACAGAAATTCCGTATGTTACAAGCTATCAGATAACACGAACGGTCGGCGAGGTTGTACTGCTCAAACTGGCACTCAGCGTAGCTGATGTTGAATCAGTCGAAATCGTTTCAGATAAAATTACCAACGAAAAATAGGAGGCGAAAAGTATGGACACAGTTCAGATGAACAAAAAAATCAAAGAAATTATGGATAGCAGTGATTTCTATCTGCTTTCTGAGGACGCCGCAAAGGCTATTGGAGTTGCTCCGCAAAAGTTGCGTGAACAGGCAAAGGACGAACCCGAAAAATTGGGCTTCAATGTAATTGTAGTCGGCACATCTATCCGTATTCCGAGAATACCGTTTCTCAATTATATTCTCGGTTCAAACCCGTTGAAAGGAGTGTAACAAATGTGGCATTTAAGAAACTATCCGACACGCAGAAAACTGCTCAAAGATGTGGAAAACCTCAGAGCAGAGAACAGACATCTCAGCATTGAACTGAGAAACGCAAGAACAGACCTTGCACTTGAAAAAACAGCGTCAAGCGGTTATCGTCACGAGAACAGAGAGCTAAAACGCAAACTCAAAGCCCTTGAAACGCCTGAATCCGAAGCATTCAATTTTGAATGTGTGGGGGTTGAAAATGCCAACGACTACAAGGTTGTTTGATGAAAAGAACATTTTGCGGACCTTAGCAAAATGTTTATCAAATATAAAGGTGGGAAAATATTTTGAATTACACTGATTTTATATCCTCAAACGGATACATATGCACTGAATCTGAGTTTGAAATTGCTAAGGCACACGCTAAGAACAAGTTGGCGGTTATTATCAGCCGATTTGGTGATGCAAACGGTGAACGCCTTGAGGATTATTACCTTGAACAGCTTATCAGGGAAGAACTCAGAGCTGAAAGAGTATCAAAGGCGTTGTTTGAAATGCAACTTGCAGGCAAAGAGAAATCCCGCATTGCTTAGGAACAGCAACACGGGATTAAACAAAAAGAAATTTAAACAAGCTCATTATATCATATTGAATCGAAAAATCAATAGTTAGGAGATATTAAAATGTGCGAAGTATGCAGAAGCACTCCGTGTAATCCGATGTGCCCAAACGCACCGCAAGTACTGGTAATGGGGCATTGCAGAGCGTGCAACGCAGAACTCAGATATGATTATACATATTTCAGAGATACAAATGATGATATTTTCTGTTCTCGTGAATGTGCCGAACTTTTTCACGGCATTACCGAGGAAGAATGGTCAATAGATTAAGGAGGTAACATAAAATGACCAAAATTACAGAACCCGTTAATTTGCTTGAAACTGCTGATATGGAAGAAGTAAAAAATCTGTCAACAGTTAATGATGCAGAACCTGATTCAACCGATTTAATTCAGGTAGCTCAGATTCCTGTCATCATCGAGAATCTCAAGCTGGTTAAATCTGAAATTGAGAAAAAGGTAAACACTGCCTGCGAAATGATATGTACAGACGAAAACTACAAGGAAATCAAGAAGTTGCGTTCATCGCTCAATAAGGAATTTGCGGAATTTGAAACTCGCCGAAAAGCGGTTAAATCGGAAATAATAACACCTTATGAGGCTTTTGAAACAGTTTATAAGGATTGTGTAACAAATCCGTACAAAAAGGCAGATTCGGCGCTCAAGGGCAAAATTAACGCTACCGAGCAGGAATTAAAAAGGATTAAATACGAAAAGTCTATGAGTTATTTTGAAGAATATAAGAAATCACTCGGTATTGACTTCGTAACATATGAGCAGGTTAATCTGAATATAACCATGAGCGTATCTCTCAAAAAGCTAAAAGAAACCATTAAGACCTTTTTGGACAAGGTTATGGATGACTTAAAGCTTATCGCAACGCAGGAGCACAAGGACGAAATCCTGTACGAGTATAAGCGGTCTTTGAATGTATCGGTTGCAATAACTTCCGTAACAGAGAGGTACAAGGCTATTGAAGAAGAAAAAGCAAGGGCAGAAGCCGAAAGAGCAGAGCGTGAAAAAGCCGAGCAGGCTGTGAGCAACACTCTTCACGAATATGAACCGTTTGTTGCAAATGTGCCTGAAGAAGTTGCTCCTCCGGTTGAAGAAATATCAGAACAGCCACAGCAAGATGAAAAAGTTCTGTCATTGTCATTCAAGGTTTACGGTACAAAATCACAGCTTAAAGATTTTGCACTCACTGTTAAGCAGTTAATCAACGAAAGGGGATTGCGCTATGAGTAATTATAATAATCAAAACAATCAGATTCAGCAGAGAAAGCCGAAGTTTTCGTCAATGCTCCAGACACAGGCTTTTCAGAAAAGTCTTTCAAACTCAATGAAAGACCCGAAGGAAATTCAGAAATTTACGGCGGCTATCACATCTGTGGTGAGTACAAATCCTGCACTCGAAGAATGCGATGCAGCTACAATTCTTTCGGCGGCTCTTTGCGGTCACTCTCTCGGACTTCCTCCGTCACCACAGCTCGGTCAGTATTATATGGTCCCGTTTAAGGACAGAAAGAATAAGCGTACAACAGCTACATTTGTTCTTGGCTATCGTGGCTATATTCAGCTTGCTATCCGTTCAGGACAGTATAAAAGACTTAATGTGGTGGAAATCAAAGAGAGAGAACTTCTTAATTGGGATCCGCTCACAGAAGAAATTACAATCAAAATGATTGAAGATGAAACAGAGCGTGAAACAGCTGAAACAATCGGATATTATGCTTATTTTCGCTATGTAAACGGCTTTGAGAAAGCTCTTTACTGGAGTAAGGATAAGATGAAACAGCACGCTATGAAGTATTCAGCCGGATATGCAAGCGATGTCAATAAGGGTACAAGTTACACTTTTTGGGCAAAGGATTTTGATGCTATGGCAAAAAAGACAATGCTCAGACAGCTTATAAGCAAATGGGGTATTATGAGTGTTGAAATGCAGACAGCATATGAAGCTGATAATCATATTATCAATGCTGACGGAACTCCCGATTATGACACCGATACCATGATTGATGCAGAAGTTCCTGCTGAAACACCTGAAATTTACAATTCATCTTCATCTGAACCGGATGAAGAACAGTTCTCTATTGATGATCTTGCAGAATGAAATGATTGATTTAGAGATAATAAGCACAGGCTCTAATGGCAACGCAGTCTTTCTTGACGGTCAGGTCTTGATTGACTGCGGAGTGCCGTTCAACAAACTTGTTGAGTGTGAAGTGGTTGACCGAGTTAAATATGTTTTTTTAACTCATCAACACGGAGACCATTGTAATGTTGCTACTCTAAAGCGACTGCTGTCCGAACACCCTTGTATTCGGATAATTTACCCCAATTATCTTTGCAAAAAGCTTTTTTTATTAGGTGATACCTCCTTTCAATACAATTCTTTCATAGTCGCTCAGGATAAATGGTACTCAATCAGCAATATTACTTTTTCAGCAGTACCACTTCGGCATGATGTTCCTAATATCGGCTGGAAGTTACACTTCAACACTCAACAGGGGATATATAAAGTTATATACGCAACTGATACATCGGAAATCGCTCATATAACAGCTAAGAACTACGATTTGTATCTTGTAGAAGCTAACTACTCAAAAACAGAATTACTTAATCGAATAAAAGATAAACGATTGAAAGGTCAATATGTGTACGAAGATAGAGTTCTTCGTACACATTTGAGCAAAGAAAAGTGCGATGAATGGTTGTATCAAAATATGGGTAATAACAGTTTCTTCGTTTATATGCACCAACATGAGGACTTAGTATGATTACATCAGCGAACATAGTATCTTATGACGGATATAACTTAATAGTAAGACCGCATGAGCGTATCGGCAGAGAACTTGCACAGAAACAAGTACATGAAATTGAACTCAGAATTGTTGACGGACGCACGATTTCTGCCGAACAGCGAAGAAAAATATACGCAATCATCAGAGATATAGCATTTTGGTGCGGAGATAATCCCGAATGGATTAAAGAATATTTCAAGTTTAATTTTTGCGGTGAATTTGGCATTGAATACTTTTCGCTGTCTGATTGCGAAAAAAGCGTAGCAAGAGATTTCATAAGCTATCTGATAGATTTTTGTTTCTACCAAAATATCGGAACAAGAGATACTCTGCTTAATGTTACAGATGATATAGGCAGATACTTGTACAGTTGTCTTGAAAATCGTAAGTGTGCAATATGCAATGCACCAGGTGAAGTTCATCATGTTGACAGAATTGGTATGGGGCGAGATAGGGAACAGATTGTACATATAGGATTAAAAGCTATATGCCTTTGCAGAAAGCACCACGATGAAGCACATCGGCACGAAAAAGAGCTGTTTGATAAGTACAAAATCTACGGTATAGAGCTTGATGAATATCTTTGTACAAAGCTGAAACTTAATACAAAAAGAAAGAGGTGATACAGTGAATGGCTGGACAACCAAAGCGAGGGCTTGACTTTGCGGCTTGGGATGTTCACTTGTTCGATGATGATGAGAGATTTGATGTGCTTATTGATGCACAGGGTTGGGACGGCTTTGGAGTATTTTTTTGGATTTGTACCAAAGCTTATGCAACAAATGGTTACTATTATGAGTGGCGAGAAGAAACCAGTGCTGCCACGATAGCGAAACGAATGAGCGGTGGAATTAAATCAGATACGGTAAATCAGGTAGTTAAGCTTTGCTTACGAATTGGGCTGTTTGATAACGGGCTGTTTGATAGGGAGAGCATACTGACCAACAAAATGATGCAAGAACGATATATGTACGCTATCGAAAAACGCTCCGTGCGAGGTCGCACAATAAATAGATTATATTGGCTTTTGAAAACGGAAGAAACAAAGGCTTATATAGTTATACCTGAAAATGAGCATAATCTCTCCGAGAATGAACATAATCTCTCCGAGAACGACACAAAGAAAAGTAAAGTAAAGGAAAGTAAAGTAAATAGAAATAATTATTATGCGATGCCGTCTGCAAATGCAGCCGACACCGCCGGTGAAAATATTTTTATTACATTACCTTTGAACGATAAGAGTAATTATCCAGTTTCAAAATCTGATGTTCAGCACTACAAAATTTTGTATCCTGCTGTTGATGTAGAACAACAATTGCGTTCGATGTTGGGGTGGCTCGAAGCTAATCCGAGCAGGAGAAAAACAAGAACCGGCATTAAAGGTTTCATTACTAAATGGCTTAATAAGGTCCAAGACAGAGGAGGTGTAGGATATGGATTCAATCCAAGCGATAATGTCAAGAATAATGTCACCACAGCGAGCGGAGGAAATTATCCAACGGGCGAGAAAGTCTTCTAAAGAACTCACTCCGAGAGAAAAAGCCGAACAAGAAGCAAAAGTGTTTAACTCAACACCCGGTAAGCTCATTGGCTATGAGTGCGAGAAATGTATGAACCGAGGCTATATTTACCGTGTAAAGGCAGGCGAAACGCCTTTCGGGCAGGTTACATATGATGTGGTTGCTTGCAAATGTGATTGTATGAAAATTCGAGATGAACTTCACAGAATGCAGAACAGCGGTCTTCAAAAACTTCTTAAACGATATACTTTTGAAAGTTACAAGACAACCTCAGATTGGCAGAAATATGTGAAAGATAAAGCATATGAGTACATTGACAAATGCTCTGATTGGTTCTTCTTCGGCGGTCAGCCCGGTTGTGGAAAGACACATATATGTACGGCTATTGTCGGAGCATTACTCAAAAAAGGCAAAGCACCTAAATATATGCTTTGGCAGGATGATATTACCAAAATCAAGCAGGCATCGAGTAATTTAGAGGTGTATGAAGCTCTCATAAATTCATATAAGCAAGCGGAAATTCTTTACATTGATGATTTCTTTAAAACTCGCAGGGGCGATTTTGTCTCAACAGCTGATGTCAATGCTACATTTAAGATTATCAATTACAGATACAATGAAGGATTGCCGACTGTCATAACATCTGAATTATCACTTGAACAGATTTCGCAGATTGATGAGGCTTTAGGCAGTAGAATTTCAGAAATGGCTAATCCGAAAATTTTTATTAAAGCCGATAAAAATAAGAATTACCGTTTTACGAGAGGAAATGAAAATGATGTCTGAAGCACAGGAGCAATGTAAACTCATTAAATGGGCGGATAAATGTGTGCAAATGAAAATACATCCTGAACTTTCAATGCTGTACGCTGTTCCAAATGGTGGCAGAAGAGATAAAGCCGAAGCCGCACATCTTAAAAGGCAAGGAGTTAGGGCAGGTGTTCCGGATTTATGCCTTGCTGTGCCAAAAGGTAAATATCACGGCTTATATATTGAGCTTAAAGTCGGCAACAATAAGACTTCTGAACATCAGGATAAATGGTTGCAGAATCTTTCACGGTGCGGATACGCCGTAAAGGTATGTTATGGCAGTACATCAGCAAAGCAGACAATTGAAAAATATCTGCAATTGGGTGATTGATTATGAAATTGCAGGTTTGTCGAAAGTGTAAACACGAATATCATCCGTGTAGCATACGGAAATGCCCGTACTCTGAAAAAGGTTTGTACATCTGCGTTTACTGCTGTAAGCACTGTAGGTTTTGCAAGCCCGTAAGCACAGGCTTTGTCTGTGAATTTGAAAGGAGAGAAAGCATTGAAAGCGAGAATACCCGTTAAGCTGAAAAGAGAGACTATGGCGGAGATTAACCGCCTTGCAGATAGAGAATATCAGAAAGTCAAGGACAAGGAAATTGCGGACGCCACAAGGCGAATTTTTAAGACGATTGTATTTGCTTTGTATAAGGATTTCGGCTTTGGCCGTGATAGATGCGCAAAGGCACTAAAGTCTATGACCGAAATAATTGAACACTCTGACACTGACGAAGTGTTTTGGGAGCATATCGACCGTGTGGTTATCGACAAGCTGAAACTTGAATTTGAGAAGCGGGACTACACAGACAACGGAAAAGTTGTTAATTTTGAAGGAGACGAAGAAAATGATTGATTGTACGAAAACTACAAACTACTTCAGCGAAAAGAAAAGAATGGGTAGACAGGCGAGCGGAGTGTGCAAACTTAGATGTACAGATTGCCCTATGGGCATGAGGAATAACGGCATAGGTGTTACGTGTTCGGATTTTGAATCATCTTACCCTGAACAAGCAATCGAAGTTGTTCAGAGGTGGAGTGACGAGCATCCACCGAAAACTTATTTGTCCGAATTGCTAAAGTATTTTCCAAAAGTAGAGCTTAACAATAAAGGATTGCCTAAATGGATATGCCCACATCATTTAGGACTGAATGAGATAGAAGATTGCGGCGGAACAGACAATTACTGTGCTGAATGCTGGAATCAGCCTATTCCTATTGAGGACGGTGAAGAGTAATGGACTTAGAAAAGGTTGCTATAATGCGACTTCGTGACGGAGCAGAAATAAGTAAACGCTACTATGATAAACCGCTTATGCTTTGTTACTCAGGTGGCAAAGATAGCGACATTATTTTAGATTTAGCGATTAAATCGGGTATAGACTTTGAAGTTCAACATAGTCACACAACGGCTGATGCTCCCGAAACAGTTTACCACATACGCAATAAATATAAGGAATTGGAATCTAAAGGCATTAAATGCAACATTGATATGCCAAGATACAAGGGAAAGCCGACATCTATGTGGTCGCTGATAGTGCAAAAAGGTATTCCTCCTACACGGCTAGTAAGATATTGTTGTGCAATCCTGAAAGAAACAGGCGGTAAGAATCGTGCCCTCGTCACAGGGGTGCGGAGAGCGGAAAGCACGAAAAGACAGTCGAAAGGAGTTATTGAAACCTATACTCCTAATCCTTCCGATAGAATTATCCTTAACAATGACAATGACGATAAGAGGCAGATAGTTGAACATTGTCAGTTGCAGGGAAAAATAATATTCAACCCTATTTGCGATTGGTCGGATAATGATGTTAAGGAGTACATCAACCAAGAGCATCTTATTCTTAATCCGTTATACAATTGTGGATTTAATCGTGTTGGATGCATCGGCTGTCCGTTGGCAGGTAAAAAGAAGAGATTTGCGGAATTTGCACGATATCCCAAGTACCGAAATTTGTATATAAGAGCATTCAACAAGATGCTTGAAATGAGAAAGCAAAGAGGCAAAGCTACACAACACGCTAACGGACTTGAGGTTTATCACTGGTGGATGCAGGATGGTGTTTTACCGGGGCAATTAAGTTTTGACGGAGAGGATTGGTGAAAAACAATGATTGAAAAAGAATTAAAAATCCGTGATTTTTGCGGTGACTATGCATTGGATATACCCGATTATAATGGTAGCAATTTCACTTTGTATTTCAATTCAAAGAAAAACGCCGAAAATGTAAAACGCATTATTGAGATTGACGGAAGCAAACCTAACGAAGCAACCGTGTGTGATATGCAAGAGATTAAGCACGGAAGTTGGGAATATGACAGCGAGGGTGTCGACTGTGCAATTTATTTATGTTCTGAGTGTGGTAATTTTATTGCTCTTTATGCGGGCGTTTTTAGCGAGGGTATTGATTTGTATCCATATTGCCCTTACTGCGGAGCAAAAATGGATAAGGAGTGAAAATAATGACAAGAACTGAATTTGAAAAGTATTTAGGTAAGGATGTAACAATTACTCTGTATGATGGAGCGATATACGCAGGCATATTACACCAAACTGGCGAAAAAGCTTTTGCGGACAATCCTAATTTATCAGTGCCGTTAAATTTTTATTTTTGTATTGATGAGAATAATGAAGTAGTTAAAAATACTGTATTTAGAGTGTCGCATATCCAGAAAATCAGCTGCAATGAAAAGTTAAGAATGACAAATTTTGAAAGGATTAAATCAATGAGTATTGATGAAATGGCTCGAAGTTGTATAGACTTTTTCAGTTGCCCGTACGGAACTCCGTATGTCGGTTGTCCTATGGAAAAGCGATTCAATAACAGCTGTATTGACTGCACAAAACATTGGCTTGAAAGTGAGGTAGAAGAATGAGAGACATTAAAAATATTACCGTTAATTACGATAACGGCGAAATAGAAACCTTAAATAAAGGTGTAGTTGTTGGTTTTGATGAAATCGACAACGAAGAAGAAACTATCAAGGTCAGCTATCGAATGTGCGATATTAAAGGCAAGGATTTGTATTTGATTGTAACCGCTGTTGTTGTGTTGGCACAGAAACTTGGTATGCTTGACGAGGAGGAGCGTGATGCGGATTGACGGTTAAAGATTATTTATATTCGGTCAGAGTTTCAGACAAGTTAATCAAAACAAAAGAACACGAGCTGTCAAAACTTAGGCTGAATATTGCACAAGTATCGGTTAAGCAGAACGAGCCTGTTAAGACATCGGGAGTGAATGACCCTATGCGGATTGTTGACAGGATTGCAGACCTTCAGGCTGAAATCAATCGGGAAATTGACAATCTTGTGCGGTTGAAAACTGAAATCCGCAGTAAAATCAACGCACTTGACGATTACCGTTACATTGCAATTTTGACCGAGTATTACATAAATTGTCAGAGGTGGGAAGATATTGCCGAGAGTATGGAAATGAGCGTAAGGCATACCCTGAGATTACACGGCGAAGCGTTACAGGCGTTCCGAAAAAAGTTCGATTTCTCGTAAAATTATTTTGAAATGTCATTGAATGTCACCCTTACCCTGCGTATAATGGTATTATGAAAGTTTGACAAACAGGACATATGCGAAACTCTCCTAAGATAAAAATTGCACAGACCGCTCTCACCCCGAGGGCGGTTTTGTGTTGTGAGGGAAAAGAAAGGGCGGTGATACCGTGAAAGACAAATTAAATGCAAGACAGAGGAAGTTTGCGGAATATTATGTGCAGAGTGGTAACACCGTTCAGAGTGCGATACAGGCAGGATATTCAGAAAATTACGCAAACGCAAGAGCGTATGAATTGTTGGAGAATGTTGGAGTTTCAAAATACATCAAGGAGCTTTCTGATAAGCTCAAAGATGAGCGCATTATGAGTGCAAAGGACAGACAGGTTGCTTTGTCCGATATTGCCCGAAGTGCTGAGCAGGACACCTCCGACAGAATCAGGGCGATTGACACGCTCAACAAGATGACGGGCGAATACACCGTTAAGGTTGACGCAAAGGTTGAGCAGTCCGAAAAGCTATCCGATGTGTTCAGACAATTGGGTGGTGAGGGACTGAGTGAGTAACAAATTCCCGTTGTCACAAAAGTATATCGACTTTATCAACACAACAAATGTGTCGGCTGAATTTCTTGAAGGCACTACAGCCTCAGGAAAAACAACAGTCGGAGCAGGCGTTAAGTTTATGCGAATGGTGTCGCAGTCGCCGAAGAAGCTTCACGCAATTGCCGCCAAAACAACAGGTAAGGCTGAGGAAACTATAATTCAGCAGGATAACGGTATTCTCGACCTGCACCGTAACGCAGTTTACTGTGGCAACGGCGACAAGGATTACAAGTTGCCGCATATCAAGTTTGAGGGCAAAATTATCTATATTCTCGGTTACAGCAGTCGGGATAAATGGGAAATGGTTCTCGGTGCGCAGTTTGGGTGCGTGTATATTGACGAAATCAACACCGCCGATATCGAGTTTATCCGAGAGATGTCAACCCGTAATGACTATATGCTTGCAACGCTGAATCCCGATGATCCGAGCCTGCCTGTGTATAAGGAGTTTGTCAACCGCTCCCGTCCTTTTAAAAAATATGAAAACGATGTTCCTCCCGAGATTACGGCGGAGCTTACCGAAGAACCTGTACCGAATTGGCGGTATTGGTTCTTTTCTTTTGCCGACAACTTAAGTCTTACACCCGAACAGATTGAAAAGAAAAAGAACTCTGCACCGAAAGGTACAAAGCTCTATAAAAATAAAATCTTAGGTTTGCGAGGCAGAGCAACAGGTCTTGTGTTCCCGAATTTTGAGAGGGCAAGACATATCAAATCAAAAGAGTGGGCAGGAAAGTTTTTGAACTGTAACCGCAAGTCGGAACACTTTGTTCAGTTCACCGCAGGTCTTGATACCGCCTATTCGCAGAAGTCGCCTGACACTATCGCAATGACATTTTACGGCATTACCAATCACGGCAAGTGTGTTCAGCTTGATGAAAGAGTTTATAACAACGCTGAAATGCAAACACCTATTGCCCCGAGTGACACGGTGAAGAATTTTATTGATTTTCTTGACCGCAACCGTGATGAATGGGGCTTTGCACGCACGGCTTTTATTGACAGCGCCGACCAAGCGACTATTACCGAATTTCAAAAGTATAAGCGACAGCACGGCTGTGTTTATGACTTTGCAAATGCATGGAAGAAAACGAAGATTATCGACCGAATCAATCTTGTACTCGGCTGGCTTGCCACCGACTGTTATTTTGTGCTTGAACATTGTAAAAGCACGATTGCCGAGTTTGAAATTTACAGCTGGCGAGAGGATAAAGACAACACACCCGAGGACGGTCACGACCATTGCATTAACAGCGGTCAATATGCGTGGCTGCCATTTAAAAATATTATTGGAAGTGAAATAAATGGGGCTGATTAACAGAATGGCTGAATCTATCAGATCTGGAATTAAAAACTTTTTGCAGATTACTCCTGCAAGCGACAAAACAATTACCGTTACCGAGACAAGCAATCATCTGACCGAGTGCTTTATCAATCGCATTTGGTATTGGGGCAACAGCAGACAGCTTGCGGAGCTGTACAAGCAGATTGACACAAACAAAACTATGTTTTGGGCGGCAAAAAGCACAAAGGGGCTTGAAATCCGTAAAATACACACGGGTTTGCCGGCACTCATCTGCGAAACGCTTGTGAATATCGTAATTGCCGACTACAACGGCACAGATGTTACAAGCAAAAATTCAACCGCTTATGCTGAGCGTTGGGAAGACATTGAAAAGCAGAACAAATTGTCCGACACGGTTAAGCAAATGCTCCGTGACCTATGTGTTGTCGGTGACGGTGCTTTTAAGGTCAGCTTTGACACGGCTGTATCAGATGTGCCGATTGTTGAATGGTATCCTGCCGAAAACATCGACTTTACATATGTGCGCGGCAGAATCCGAGAGGTTAAGTTTTACACCGATTACACGCAAAAACACCGCCGTTACCGTTTTGAAGAAACATACGGTTACGGCTATATTCACTATGCTTTGTACGATGACAACGGCAAAGAGATTGACCTGCATACAGTTGACGCTCTTTCGTGGATTGATTCAAAGGGCGTTACATTTGACGAATCATATATGTGGGCTGTACCTGTCCTTTACGGCAAATCGTGCCACAAGGGCAGAGGTGCGGGCATTATCGGCATAAAAACAGACGCTTTCGACAGCCTTGATGAAGTGTGGTCACAGTGGATGGACGCACTCAGAGCCTGCCGAACAAAGCAGTATGTGCCTGATTGCCTTGTTCCGAGAAATCCCGAAACCTGTCAGCCGATATCGCCAAATCCGTTTGACAACCGATTTATCACCGTGGGCAACGATATGTCTGAAAACGGCAACGGCAACAGGATTTACACCGAAAGTCCGCAAATTCAGCACGAAAGCTATTTGAGTTCATACATTACTGCCCTCGACCTCTGTTTGCAAGGTATTATATCGCCGTCAACTCTCGGCATTGATACGAAGAAGCTTGATAATGCAGACGCTCAGCGTGAAAAGGAAAAGACAACCCTTTACACAAGGCAGAACCTTGTGAAAATTACGCAGAACGCACTTCAAAGCCTTGTTGCAGTTGTACTCAATGCAGACGGTGAACTTAACGGCAAGGGTATTGTTGAGGGCTTGGAAGTGTCCGTTAACTTCGGCGAATATGCAAATCCGAGCTTTGAAAGTCAGGTCGAAACCGTGTCAAAAGCAAGACAGGGCGGTTTGATGTCAGTTGAAACCTCGGTTGACGAGCTTTACGGCGACAGCAAGTCGGAGGATTGGAAAGCCGAAGAGGTTCAGAGAATTAAGGAAGAACAGGGCATTGCAGGCGAAGAAGAAAAATCGGAGCTTGACGATGTGGACCTTACCGACACGGGCAATGAACCCGATAAACCCGAAGATATCGCAAATCAGGACGATGACAGCAAATGGGTAAGCAATGAGTGATTACAACATTAAAGAGGCTTTTGAGAGAATTGAAAACGAGCTTATCGACAGCATGATGCGCAATTTCAGCCGTCACAGAGCCGAAGAAACCAAAGAGGGTTACAACTGGACACAATGGCAGGCTGAACAGCTCAAAAGTCTTGAAGAGTACCGCAAGCACAACGCAAAGAAATTCGGCAAGCGTTTCAAAACCATTAACAGTAAGGTTGAAGAGATGATTCGCACCGCCAAAGCTGACGGAAATGCAAGTCAGGAGGCAGAAATTCTTGAAGCTGTCAAGGACGGTTTCAAAGCCCCGAAAAAGCCGTCAGCACACAGCACAGCCGAGTTTTTTAAGGTGAATGACCGTAAACTTGACGCACTCATAAAATCAACCACAGACGATTTAAAGAGGGCAGAAACGGCAGTTTTGCGTATGAGCAACGACAAGTACCGCAAGGCGATTTTTAACGCACAGGTTGCAATGAACACGGGTGCGGTTACATACGAAAAAGCCGTTGATATGGCGTGTAAAGATATGCTCAACGCAGGTCTTAATTGTGTGGAATACAAGAACGGTGCAAGGCACACGCTCTCGGATTATGCGGACATGGCGGTTAAAACAGCCAACAAAAGAGCCTATCTGCGTGGTGAGGGCGAAAAGCGAGCCGAATGGGGAGTATCCCTTGTTGTTGTGAACTCAAGACAGGGCGGTTGCCCCGATTGTGCAAAATATATCGGCAAGGTGTTTATTGATGATGTATATTCAAACGGCAAAAAGTCAGACGGAAACTATCCGCTTCTCTCAACCGCAATCAAGAACGGTTTGTTTCATCCGAGATGTAAGGACAGCACAAGTACATATTATCCCGAACTTGATGATTTGGACGCACCGTTGTCTGAAGATGAAATCAAAGAGCTTGACCGTCAGCGAGGAATTGAGGGAAAACAGCAGTATGCACAGCGACAGGCAGAACGCTTTGACCGCCGTGCCGAATACAGTCTTGACGAGGACAATAAACGCATTGCCCAAACCCGAGCCGATGAGTGGCACGATAGGGCGAATATACTTGAAGAAAAGGCGAAACAATTTTCTTTGAAGACTGATGAACAAAAATATTACAGACCTGTTTTTAAGGAAGATATATCAAAAACTTTTGAACGCAAAATTGAGGGCGAAACAATTACAATTGATACCCGCAAGGCAAATGCATTGTGTGACAATGTTTATATTTCAGATAAGGTAAAGCTAAAACGAAAAGAACTTCATAATTTTGATATGCAAGTGAGAAAAGCGTTTGATATGCTCGGAGAGGTTGAAACAAGCGGAAAACCTGATATTTGTATTATCTCTCCCGAAGAAATGCGAGTAAATGCTATTGCTTCATATATGCCAATGCAAAATGTTCTAAATGTCAATTCAGCATACTTTTCAACAAGTGATTTGTCAGGCTTACAAGAAAACTTGGCTTGTCCGCAAGACGGATTGAGTACAATTCTGCACGAACTGATTCATTGGCAAGACGCTAAAAATTACAGAGCAAAATTCGGAAGTATTAACGATTATTTTGAATATTGCGATTACCTTAATAAAATTTATGCTCCAAAGGTTGAAAAATTGATAAATAACGGTTATAATATAGAGGATATAAGTGAGTATGCTTTTGAATGCTTAAAAGATAAAGCTATGGATGAAGTGTATAATGAGTACAGAGTCAGCAAACTTTTAGGGTGATGATAGTATGAGATTGATACAAACTGAAGAACAAAAATCTCTATGGAATGCGTTTAAGCCGTACCTTGTAACAAATGGTTTAAATGTCACTTTGCGTGAAGATGCTCCGCAAGAAGCTAAAGATGCTGAAGCACTTTACAGTAAGCTTAGAGAGAAACAAAAAATGCAATATCTAAAAGATAGTGGCATAATCTAACCGCTCCGTAAAAAGGGCGGTTTTGTTGTTTAACTTGCCGAGAATATGTTCAGAACAAGAAAAACGGCTTGTTCACGGCATTGCTTAACTTGCCTGTAACTTGCCGTAACAGAACTAAATACATCAAATCAGCACTTTGAGAAATGTGGTGACCCCCAAAAGTTAGATTTGAAAGCGTAGTGGCTTTTAGCTGCTAC